GATGGTAAGTTAACTAAAGCAGAAGTTGATCGCCGTGAACGTATAATGAACATCGAACTTAAAGAAGAGAAACTTGACTCACAAAAGAAAATGGCATGGCTCTCTATGTTTGGTATGATTGCCTTTACAGGTGTACTGTTTACACCATTAGTATCAGTAGAACGTGTTGATGCTCTTGGTGATCTTCTTGGTCTATTCTACATGGGTCAGGCATCTGTAGTAGGGGCTTATATGGGGTTCACTGCATACATGAATCGATAGGCATAAAAAAGGGGTCAATTAAGACCCCTTTCTATGTAATACTAAAGATGAACTTTAGATATACATAACTAACCCTCTTGGGCTAACTTAGCAAAGTATGATAAAGTATCATCAGTATTACTTGATGCCGCGGCAGGTGCAGCAGCTACTTCAGGTGTTGACGTAGATGGTGCAACTTCATCCAACTCAACTGACTCTGCTGTATTTCTGGGAACTGTAGTTCCTAATACACGTGCCAATTTAGTCTTCAACTCATCATAAGTCTTATACTGTGATTCACCATTAAACTCTTCAAGTGAATATAACGAATTATAAACACCTTCAAGTTTAGTATCATCACCACCTAAGAATTCAGATACATCTCCGAACTCAGAACGATCATAGTTGCGATAACCTTCAACTTTACGAATCTTCAATTTAAAGTCCGCACCACCCCAAAAATCAAATGGGTTTAATGGTGTTTCATCTTCAAACTCAGGTTGCATTGCTTCTGTGAGCTTGTCAAAGATCTTCTTACCATACACATACATGAAAGTCTTACCATCATTAGCAGGATTTGCTGGATCCGATACAATATAGATATTAGACACATAATGCAGGCGACGCTTGCGTGTACGAACTAACTCTTTATCAGAATCAAGACCAGAGTTCCATAGAACTGTATTCATCTCTGATAAAGGATCTTGCTTACCGATAGATGTAAGAGAACGCTCAATGTACCACATCCCACCAGGTCCTTGGAATCCATGATCCCAGTAACGTACCCAAGGAACATCTTCACCTTCGGCAGCTGGAAGGAAACGAAATACTGCATAACCATTACCTGACTTATCGACAGTAGGTTTCCAGTACTTATCGGCATCCTTATCCCAATCATTATTTTTATTACCTGATACAGACTCTGCAGCCTTTACCATAGCATCAATTTGGGTCTTTCTGTTCTTTTTCATTGCTGAAAATGACATATACTTCTCCTTTCGTATTTAAATTATATTACAATGTGTAGTCAAATTTTAATGAAGATAAGACGAACTTCAATTCTTATACTATGTATTATACACTATTTTGGGATAAATGTCAAGTGTTTATTACAAGATTTTCCATATGAAAGGTACCACCTCCGCCTTTCTTTTCAGGAAACTTAATATGGGCTAGCTCTACTGATATAATATCATGTATAATACCTTTGTCTGTAATCTTGAATTGATGTTCATCATACTTGACATGAACTTTAGTACCTATACCAACTCCCCATTTATTAAAGAATTCACGCAATATCTCTATACGTTCTTTCTCTCTTTCTATCTTGTCTTTATCCATTCTTAATATATTCATAGTTTACTCGAATGTGTTTAAAACCACATCTTTATATTTAGTAATATCAGGAATTGGTAAAAGGTCTGAGTATCGTTTTACTCTATGAGCTAATGACTTATATACAGTATAGTCCTCATATTCTTTTTCTGACCTTTCAACAAACCCTGTAAGTTTATTTAAAATAACAATAGACTCAAGTGCAGGTGATGATTCCTTTAAGATAAGAGGTATAGTAATCTTCTTACCATATTTAGATTTTCTATAGTGTGTATCATCATCTTTATGAAAGTCATATTGTAACCAAGCATCTAACCTAACATCAATTTCAGACAATCTAAACATATCCTCTTTGAATGTATATAGTAAGGACTCATGAACCTTATTATGTTTATCATAGTTCTGTGATGTCATATCCCCAACCCAATTAACACCTTCTAAGAAGTTATAGGTATAGAACTCCTTAATCGCTTTAGGATGATGCTTAATAGGATAGTTATACTTGAACTTATCCTTACGATTAAAGAATGCTTTAGGTGTAACAGAGGTTTTATAGTTATATCTAACTGCATTATACTTATTCCCACAGTCAAAATGTAACTTTAGTGCTTGATACATCCTAAAGGAATTGTATACCTCCTCTGATGAAAATGATCTCATATCGGTAACTTATTACCCGTTGATTGAATTAATTTAAGATTAGATGCGTAAGCCTCTAGTTTATACTTTAAGGGTTTAGACATATACTTAGATGCGTCAGAGGGATCAATATTATTGTCTTCACATATCATTAGAATAGCATCCATTAGATCCCCTCCATTCGTAACAACCAGCTTCTCTACTAGTTGTGTGAACCTCTTTTGATTGATCTGTTTTGATTTAAGTTCTGCTTCAATTTCAATAGTCATTATTAATATACCTTTAAGATAATAGTAGAATCATTTAGTCTACCTGATCCATTGGTTAATACAGTTTTCGCCATAGATTTGAACTTCTTAATCCATTGCCCTTTTCGTGATTTCGAAATAGCACTTAATTGATCTGCAGGTTTCCTTAATCGTCTTTGCTCAGTAGAATCAAATCCTTTTAATGACGTACCTTTTACAGTCATACCTCCATCTGATGTATAATAACTCAGCATCTTAGTTGCCGTATTATACAACCAAACCTCTTTAGCCCCAACTAATTTCTCAGGATCTACGGATTTAAGTTTAAGTTCAGGAAAGGCTTTAGCATACTTCACTTTCTCTACAACTTTAGAGGCAGGTACTATTTTCTTCTTACGAGTAGGTGTTACAGCTACTCTATACTTCTCTAGCGAATCGATCATTACATCAAAGAACTTAATAACCTTGTTCTTCTGTGGAGTAGTGTATGTTGAGTAGCCTTCTTTCATGATAGGCACAGTTTTGGATAGAACATACTCATTACGAACAGAAGATGCCCATCCGACAAGTCCCTGAATATAAGATGCCTTAACACCTGAATCCGCAAGATACTTTTCTGTATTGAACTTCATTTTATAATCTGATTCAATGAAGTTCTCAAAGGCGTTATCTAATCCAGTAACATATTCATTAAGTTTAATAGCTGTACGTTCTTGAATTGTTATAACTTTAGTAGTAGTGACAGGTACAACAACTTTAGTATCTAATCGTTTTATCCAATTATCCATCCAGTCTTTAAGTTTATCATCACCAAGGCCTCTAGTAATCAAACGAGCAATAGCACCTGCAGTTTGTTGTGATACTCTTGATGTTAATACCTTATCAGATTTAACCTCTTTAAGATAATTATTTAGGTATTTAACAACAGTCTTAGAATCAGACATAGTGTTATACCAATTCAATGCACCAATCAACTCTGCTTGTGAATACTCTGCTCCTAATTCAGGTTCAATCGAATCAGATGCCCATTTAGCTCTTACTTTCGTTTTACTCATAATATATATTCCTCAATAAAAATGGCTCCCTGTCGTGGGCTCGAACCACGGACATCTTGATTAACAGTCAAACGCTCTACCAACTGAGCTAACAGGGATTATTTAATTTATACATACATTATACTATATATTACCTTAAATTACAAGTGCTGCATTCCATTTGTATCCTTTTTTTCTATAACACCATTCTTAACCAGATAGTCTAAAAGAATAAATCTTACTGCTTTACTTTTAGTAATACCTAAATTACTAGCTACTGTAACCAATCCAGTATCTACTCCTTCAGTTAGTAAAACATTTATTGCACGTCTTTTGCTTTCCACTATCTCTCTCCCAATTATTTAATTTATACATACATTATACTATATATTACATCAGAAGTCAAGGAGTTTTTCAATTTCTTTTCCGTCAGAATAACGAAGTGCTTTAAACTTAGTAACATTCTCTGATTTAAAGCTCCTCCAACCTTCAGCCTTGATATCCCATACAGATACAACGGTATTGGTTTTATTCTCTTTACCCGTGCCCTTAGGACGGTTACCTTCAGGAATCGCTCCAAGGTCTGTAGTACAGGTCATAACACGTTCATCACCATTAATCTTAGTAAATGTAACTTCACATAGACCTTGTGACAATTCATACTTCATTGATTCACGGTGAGTTCTTAATGCGATTGCTTCCATTTTATTCTCCTCTCTATCTAGATTATTAATATCAATCTCAACTGTTTCACCACCCATACGAGAGTTGGCAATTGCGGCCAACTCAATATCTTCTTCCATTTTAGTGACCTCCAGGTGATATCATATATTCGGGGTATTCATCATCAGCATTAGCATAGAACATATACTGCATAGAATCATACCGAAGAGTACCATACTTCTTAATAAAATCTTTTTTAGATAGATCAATGAAATTCTGACCCATCACTTCCTCTCTTGTCGCGACACGAACTTTATTCATTTTTGCCCTCCTCATAGGCATCCATAATAGATACTTCTTCAGTTAGTTCATTATGATCATCACGACCATCAAATGATAGATCATAATCAGCATTAAAATCTGCATAGGCGGATAGATTATCAATATCCTTCTCAGTCATCTCATGCTTTTGTTTACGTTTAAGTGCTGCACCAGCTTTGATCGCCTTATTCTTTAAGTTCTTTTTCATGGCATTCTTTTCAGCAATTTCTTTAATAATATTATAACGTTCATCGATCGGTTTCATATTAGGCATCCTCTAAGATTTCTAAGTTTCCAAAATGATATATAGATGTATTACCATTATTTAATTTCACTTTAACTAAGTAATCATCTTCTTCTAGTATAACACCTTTCACATCATAATTCAAGTCTGATTTCGGTGTAATACGAATTAATGCACCAACATTTCCATTACCTTCAATAGCAAGTTGATTATCTTCTTCTTCAGATTCTTCATCTTCAATAAGGCACTCCATGGTAAGTGACTTACCTGTAAAAGTAACTATCAACTGCATTAAAAAAATAACCATTTTATGAAGTGATATAATATACCATAACTGTATTTTATACATTACCGTCCAAAACAATGAGGACATACACATCTCCTATTAATTAAGTATAACTTATTATAACAAACCCTGACCTCATTGTCAAGGTTTATTTTCATTTATTTACAAAGGATTTTGAGTAAAACCTGATTCAACATTAGAAACAATTTCAGGTGTTTCTACTGGATTAGCAGTGGCATCAAACTTAGTGTATAACTCTTTAAACGTATTTTTAGTATCCTCATCAAAACGAGAGATAGCTAAATCAATTGACTTCATACGATCTTCAAAGATTGAATAAGTCTGAACAATATGACCTAGACGCCTAGTTGAAATAACATCATCAACACCATCATCATAAAAAGTCTTACGGATACCGTCTGCCCATGACACTAACAACTTAGCAAACTCCTCATCAACCTTACCATATGCTTTCATGTGGTTCATTAAGATCTTTTCTTCAGTAACAACAGGAGCAAATGGTTGTTCAATGGTGATGGTAAAACGTTCTAAGAATGCTTCATCAATGATAGTAGCTGCAGAGAACTTACCAGACTCAGAACCTTGACCTTTTGTATTCGCAGTAGCAATAACGTTAAAACCAGGTTTAGGTTCAATCAACTCACCAGTCTTTTTAATAACGATTGGTTTACCTTCTAGAACACCTTGAAGAGCCATAATCTTATTAGAACCACGATCAATCTCATCAATCAACAAGATTGCACCAAGTTCCATTGCCTTAACAACAGGACCTTTCTCAAATACGGTATCACCATCAACAAGACGGAAACCACCAATTAAATCATCCTGATCAGTTTCAGGTGAGATCTGAACACGAATGAACTCACGCTTTGCAGCAGCAGCTGCCTGTTCGACCATCATAGTCTTACCGTTACCTGATAGACCAGTAATAAAGATAGGATAGAAGAAGCCTGACTTGATGATTTTCAATACATCTTTATACGCTCCCCACTTAACAAAGTTCTTATCAACTTGAGGTACATAGGATGGAACAAACTCATTAACAATAACAGTCTTACGGACTTCTTTAACCAAAGTTTTTTCAACTGGTTTTAGGGTGCTTTTGTTTAAGGGTAATGGAATTATAACTCCTGTAATGTCGTATGTACCACGATCAACACTAGCTAGCATCTTATACATGGCCCCTGATAAAGCAGATCCTGTGACTACTGTAGACGCTTCATTCAGCTCTTTACGCGAATAAACAGTCTTCTCTGGGTTATTCGATAACAAATAGTCAACAACTTTTTCAATCTTTCTCATTATGTATGTACCTCTTCAATTAACTTATAACTTATTATATCAAATATTGACATCCTTGTCAACACTTATTTCATTTATTTTTTAAAAACATATGGTTTGTCCCATGCACCAACACTCATGTTAATATAGAAAGCGGTGTAGAAATAGTCGGTTTGGATGTCAGACTTGTCAAACCACTCTTCACCACCCTCTGCTTTAGCAGGAGCCGTCTTAATGATTTGAAGCATTTTCTTAAACACTTTAGCGACTGGAGCAGACCAGTTGTCATCTAACCAATATTGGTTGATGCCTTCATAAGATTCATTTGGATCACGGAACTCTTTTTGAAGATCTAGATCAGATGATAATAGATTGACAGACACACAATGCTGTCCTTTACGAACAGAGAATTTATATTTCGGGAACTGCTTTTTAAGTTCTTTACGGATTTCTTTAACTTCTAACGCGGATATATAAGCCATGATTTTATCTCTCTTTAATAATGAATGGTTTCTCTCAAGTACATATGTATTATCTCATATATAGGTTACAAAGTCAAGAACTATTTTCATTTATTTTCAATTAAATATAGATTTCTTCTGCTTCTGAACGGTAAGCATTCTCTAATGCGATCACTTCAAGTGCCATATCTTCAACAGCAAGGCAGAACGCATCTGGTCGTCTTTGATATAGTTTCTGACGAACTAGCTCATTATATGCAGCTGATAGATCAGCAACTGGAATAGGGAATTTCGATTTACGTGCTCTGTTACGTTTGATGACTAGTAAAATAAGGTCTTTTTTCATATACATAATATTTTCTCTCTCTAATAATTTAATAATTTCTCAATTTCAGACTATATTATCTCATATCTTGACCTAGATGTCAAGAACTATTTTCATTTATTTCTTAGTTTTCTCAATGTACGCTGTAAAGTAACATAGATAGCGGAATTAGAAAGATTATAATCTCTAGCAACCTGACTTAGAGATTCCTCTTCAAGAATAATCTTTTTGAAAACATTCTTATATCTAGCATTGAACCGAATCGCATCAGGATTGGTTTCAACTTGATTAAGCATACTGTCAAGATCACGATCAAATTCAAACATTTCAATATCTGTTCTTGTGGACGTATCAACAGTATATGATGAATCAAACACTTCATTCATAATTGGTTCTGGAAACTCTTTATCTAAGTTCTTTAATACTTTGTTCCAATCTTTTGAATTCTTTCTCATAATGGTTCCTTTCCTTCTCAATTAACTAACTTACACATACATTATAACAAATTACTACCTAGATGTCAACACTTATTTTCATTTATTTTGCATTTATTTACATATTTTTCTGCTTCTTCAATAGTCTCAAAGAATCTCCCACCAGTCTCTTTACCATCAGTGACTTCTATAACTAAAACATCACTATTGCCATGCCCAACAGGGCAAATAATGTGATTTTCTTTGTCGGAAGTTTCGATAATAAAGGTTTTCATTTTAAATTAGTTTTACCATCAACAATCTTAACTGTATTTTCTTGTATAAAGGTATACTTTTCATCCCAGAGATACCCACATTTCTTATAATCGTTCCATGACATACACTTAATTTTGCCGTTAAGCTTACCGTTTTCATCCATTAATGGTATATTAATCATTCCAGATTCTGGTATCATTTTATCTTAACCTCGGCATCTGTTTCGATCCACACTTTAGCACCACAAGGTAAAGGTTTATCAGGACTGTATATCACTTTAGAAGGACCTAATATCTCAACCTCGTGCGCATAGTCGTTCGATTTATATGTTTTAACAGTAATGACCGGCTCACACTCACCGGTCTTAGCATTACGTTTAATTATATGTTGATTTACATGAATCTTCTTTTTCATAACTCAAACCAATAGTAAATACTTAAAAAATCAATCAATAGAAACCCAAAAGCTTGCACCCAAAGAGCTGTTTCATGTTCCTTAACAAAGATCCATATTAACGTTATATGCCCAATCATAAATGCAACAAATCCCCATTTAGACTCAGGTATATGGAGGGCGATTAGAACACCACCCCCCACTAAAAGAAATGTGGATAACCATTTCAAACCTTTCATAATTAAGCCACCAATTTAGCAAATTCTTGAGCAATTAACTTGTTCATTTTCTTGTTCTTTTGGAACTTCTTAAACTCACGCTTGATCACATTCATACGCTTACGATCAGTAGCATTAGAGCTGATTCTAGAATCATGATCGGCTGAAGACACAAAGTCATCATCAGATGCTTGAAGTCTTTTGTCATGAACAGTAATGAATGAATCATAACCCCCATAGTTAGTATATACTGCATAACCATTAGCATTAACTTGATTTCTACGGTCTGTTAGGAAGAAACCGATCACATTGTATTTTTTAGACAATGTACCTAACAATTTCTTCTTAGCTTGGATTCTTCTTTGATCTGAATAAACATAGCGGTTAGGTTGATCAGTCAATTCAATCTTACCTTGTCCTTCGATATCCCAAATGATTGAATCAGCCCAGTTATTAAGATCTTTTGCTAATCTCATATCCTGTGCATCACCATCAGTTAAGAATACAACATTCATTTTCTGAGTGTGGTTTCTTTTAACGAAATCATCAGCCATAATGTGTGCTAAAGAGATTGTTTCATTTAATGGTGTTCCGCCTAACTGAAACGCGGGTTCGATGAATGGATGACGCTTCTCACCACACCAACCAGAGAACATAGCTCTTTCAAACATTGTATGCATTTTAGATTTAGACCATTTAGAATCAGCAATCTTAACTAACTTAACTGCCCAATCTTTATAATCATAGTTATTAGAATCACCTACATAAGAGTCATGATCATATATTTTACGATACTTGATACCGTTGGTGGTGAATCCATATAACTCAAAAGGGATACCAACACGCTTAGCAAACATAGAAAGGATCACTGATTGCTTTAAAGTTTCATATAGTCTGTGACTCATTGAACTCGAATAGTCAATATACATCAACAAGCCGTGATTCTTAGCATCAGGAACAGACATAACAGACTTAAAGATATGATCATCTAACTTGTATTGCCATAGCTTATTAACATCAATAGAGCCGCTTGTAGACTCTCGGATTTTCTTTGATGCTATTGCTGACTTTCTTAGTTCAAACTGCTGAACCATAGCATTAACAGCAGGTTTGACATCTTTAATAAATGAAGAATACTCTAAGGAGAAACGCTCTTTTGTATCATTATAATCATTCCAAGTTGAATACTTCTCTTTAGCTATCTCAGTAGATCTTACAAGATCTGCTTCAGAATATATAAACTCATTATATAATTGATCCTTGGTCACTTTGATATGCGTTGTGGTTTCATCATTATGAATCATTCGCGATTCATTTGCACGCATTGAACGGTCTGTATCAGATGAATAATCAGTTTCATCTTCATCTTCTTCATCTTCTACATCACCAGAAGAACCTTTTGTTTCTGTATTAGTTTCATCTTCTGAATCTTCTTCTTCAGAAGACACTGATGTTTGATCTTCATTTGATTGTTGAGCTTGTTCTTCTGGGTCTTGTTGATCATCACCAGATGCTTTTTCTTCAACTTGTTGCTCTTGTTCTTCTTTCTGTTGTTCTTTAATGAATGCCATTACTTCTCTAGAAACAGCAATAGTATCGTCAAAAGTTTGTGCTGCATTGACCTTTTCAGTCATTAATGTTTCTTCTAATGAGAAATCAATATCAACTAAAGTATTCAGTTTAGATTTAAGGTTCAATCTATCTAGATACTTTAGTTTGTTCAGATCCTTATCTTTAACAGAGAAGAAATCATCATCCATTAATCTTTTATAACCTTTAAGGAAGTCATTAACAAGACCTGGATAGAACTCGCGAACTTTACGTTCAATACGAACATCCTCTACAATGTTAATGATATCGAAAGGGATATCTGCTATATCGGCTTTTGTTTTCTCATGGGAGAAGAAATCAGGTGTATAAAGTGCATGACCAATCTCATGCCCAATGAACAGAGTAGCAGCTTCATCGAATTCTTCTTTGAGGAGTGGAAGTCTAACAACACGATTCTTAGGATCAAAAGAAGCTGTCTTGAAGTTTCCTTCAATCACTTCTAAATCCTCACGTGCCATTAACTTGGAGAGTAGTGCCTTATTCATCATATATGTACCTCTTTTCTCAATTTATAACTTATTATAACAAATATTGACCTTGAAGTCAAGAACTAATTTAATTATTTTTCACGTGGATCAAATGATACTAACATCACTTCTTTTGAAGTAGTTTTCAGTTGAGTGTCCCAACGGATTTCAAAGACATTAGACACTTTAGATTTCTGATCCAAATTAAATAGAGCAGGATTTGAGTGCTTAACGATCAAATATTTCTCTCTAGATTTAACTGTTGTCTTCTGAGTCATAAAGTCATTCATCTTTAAGTTTAACTTCTTAGTCCACGTGAAGTTGAGAACAGGTGTATTCTGGATTTGACGGTCATATAATGTTATATCAGCGTCAGACTTAGATTTAGTAGCTACGAAGTATGATGATTTTCTAGACTCAGTATTTAATGGAAGAACTAACTTGTAATATTTTGAATTCCGAAGTTCTCTGGTAGCAACTGCGTTAAGATTAGCACCTAAATCTTTCCTCGAAGGTGCATATCTTCGTTCTTGTTTAGTTAGTCTAGTAGGTACTGTAGTGATTGTATTAGACAAAAGAAATAGTGCAATTGCGTCATTACGTTCTTGCTGATCTTGTATCTTTTCTGCTTTAGTCATGGTTTATCTCTCATAATATAGTTACGGAATTTGTGGACCCTTTATCTCTGACCACATATATAGTATATCAAATTCTGACCTAGATGTCAACACTTTATTTCATTTTTATTGGATTATTTTTATATGATTGAGCGGAGACACGATCCCACTCAGAAGGTGAAACATCATTTAAAGTACGCTTTACAGGCTCTGTAGTGAGCTTTACAGGACTTTTTACAGGAAACAGTGCTATTACATTAGTCATTATATTAACTCCCATGGATTAGAATAGACAATAACAAGTTCATCTGCGATATCATCATCAGATTGAACATCATTTTTAGTGATAGTAATGGTGATTGTATAAGATTTATACACTTTATAGAGTAGGATTAGAAACGAAAGAAGCAACAAACAGAACATTATCAACATAAGAACCTCATAATTTAGAAAGAAAACCCACTTAAACCCTCATCCCACAATTACATTATATCAAATTAGAGAGGTAATGTCAACACTTATTTTCATTTATTTTCATTTATTTTCATTTATATATCTTTATCATAGGATCATTATCGATACTACCTATTAAATCATCCGTACCTGTCCAAAGGTGCTCTAAGTTCTTTAAACGAGCTCGATTATCAACAATACAGTATATCTCTTGCCAGTTCCACACTCTTTCAGCCTTACCTTCATAGTCAAGGTTGTGTGGGTGCGTCATTAATATTGATCTTAAACCTAATGCAAGACCTACTTCAGCATTTGCAGGTTTATCTTCAATCCAAAACATCTCTGAATCTCTATAAGCCTTTAAAACCTGGCCTTTATCAGCACCTGTATCAAGATATATGAATTTCTCAAATGCTGTAGAACCGAAGAGGTTTCTGATGTTTTTAGTTCGAAGTGCTTGAGCGTGTTCATCAGATGATAGGGATGTTATTAAATGGAAGACAAAACCGTGTTCTTCATGTAACTTCTTAACATATTTGATAGCATCTCTCAGAGGAGGCATATAAGCAATAGCTGCGGATTCATTGAAGTATCTTGCCATTACATTACTTTGAGACTTAGGCATATCAACAAACTTCTCATGTACTTTGTATTTAAGTTCGTGATTATCTACTGTTTCATAACCATGATCAACCATCCATTGGGTGAATGGTCGTTCCCAATCTAATAAGACACCATCGGCATCTACTAATATAACTTTATCTTTATTCATTTTCTAGTTCCTTTGTTATTTCATAATAATGTTTGTCACATAAATCCTCTAACCTTTGTTCTAATTCTCTAGAAGAATGGATAAACTGCATTGACACCGATTGATATCTTTTAGTTCTAGTAGGTTTATGTATAAATTCTATACAGAGAATGGTATAACCATCTTCATCTGACTTTGTTTTATCCCATCGTATTTCCCATGTTACAGGGTTGGTACGATGAGTTTGTGGTTGAAGAGTAGCGTATTCTGCGATCATATACCTGTCCAAGCTATTGCTTTAGGCATATTACTTAGTGCGTTTCCGCGGGGAAAGTTACGTGCTGGAGCGGACCAAGATGCGGCTTTAAGAAGATCTCCATAAGCGAACATCTTGTCCTTTTTAGAAATCACAATAAACCCAACTGCAGATCCATTGTGCATCAGTTTGACGTAGCTTCTTCCGACTTTAAAGTCAGTGTTTACTTTATATTCGTCATACCAATGAGCCCATACTTTGTCTTTATTGTGGTCATATTGGGCGATTTTTTGTGCTCTTTGTGACCAAGTAGCGTAATCCGCAGCCATCTTGTTAAGAACATTCTCAATTACTTCTCTATTCACTTCATTCATAATGTATTTCCTTCTCAATTAACTAACTTACACCCATATTATATCATATTACAAGGAAGAAGTCAACACTTATTTTCAGATATTTTCACTTATTTCATCAATTACTGATTGGTCAATATTGAATGTGTCTAAGATAACGGAATGATCATACCCTGCTTGAATATACCCTGTTAGTTTTTCAGTACAGGTATTACACACACCACAT